ATGTATTGGGTCGATTGGTCGAGTATCGAGGGCCGGGTTGCGCCGTGGTTGCCGAACAATGAATTTGGTGAGCGTAAACTGGACTTATACCGGGCAGAGAAGGACGTTTACGTTGTGACAGCGGCGGATATGTTCGGCGTCAGTGAAGCGGATGTTGACGCGGAGTTTCGGCAATCCGGTAAGATCGCTGAGTTGTCCCTACAGTTCGGTGGTTCTCATAACGCGCTGATCGGTATGGCGAAAAATTTTGGTGTTACCTTTGATGAAGATACCGCCAGAGACATTGTGCGAAAATGGCGCGGCGCTAACCCTTGGGCTGAGATGATATGGGACGCATATGATCGAGCGATAACCGAAGCGGTGTTGTGTCCGGGAACGGATTGTAAGGTGGGCCGCGTCACGTTTTACTCGGACGGTTTAAATTTTCTCTGGTGTCGCTTACCATCGGAACGGTTGTTGTCGTATCCGAAACCACGCTACGAGCCATACGAGACACCGTGGGGTGAAGAAAGAACTGGTGCTACGTTCCAAACCCATTTCAAACCCGCAGCCGGCGAGCCACCGATACGGTTACACGCCAGAGGTGCGTTGGTGTTCCAGAATACGGTCCAAGGTGTCGCAGCCGACTGTTTGCGCGAAGCACTGTTACGCGCTTATGATGAAGAACTGAATATTGTCGGGCACACCCATGATGAACTCATCGGTGTAGGTCCGATAGATGAAGCGGAGCGTTTAAACAACATAATGTTGGAACAACCCTGGTGGGGTGAGGGTTTGCCTTTAGCCACTGGTGGTGTTTCACATAATCATAGGTATGGTAAGTAATAGAATGTCTTTTGGAGAACAACATATGATTAGTCTCATTGAGAATTCCCCGCCGCGAGGTGAGGATAAACCAGACATAAGCGGATATGTTCATTACCTCCGCTTATGTCCTAACCCGGGGTTATTGGTTGATATAATTACCCCGCCCTTCGGGGCGGGGATCAATTTTGGATCGAGTATTTAGGTCCCCTTTAGATGTGCCTACCGGCACCCCTGCAACCGTCTAACAAACGAGGCCGGTATGAAGCGACGAAATAGAGCCAAAAAATGCAGAAGGCGTCCCTGTAGAAAATGTTGGCCTATGCGACATCAGATAATTTGGTTCTCACTGTACAGCTAGGAGGCTCGACATGGACGAACTGATAATTGAAATAAATGGAACACGGCTCACGGTTGGCCAGGCAATGACTGTGCGTGTGGCCTTAAACGCTCTTGCACATGATCTTGAGAAAAACAACTGCGGCGAAGATGAGCGCGACAAAAGAGTGTCTGAAGCCTACAGAGAGCGCCTTACCGAAATTTTTAAACTGTACGAATGACGAGCGGCATGAGAAACGTTGCAAAAATCGAGAAAAAGGAAGCGGCACAGGTCGTTGTGGAGCGGCACTACCTACACCGACGACCACCGATTAGCCACGCCTTCGGCCTGTTCCTTGATGGCGCTTTAATGGGCGTTTGCACCTTCGGAACACCACCAAGCCGACACCTTCAAAAAAGCGTATGCCCTTCCGACCCAAGCAAGGTGGTCGAATTAAACCGGCTATGGGTAGATGATGAAATGCCCCGGAACACCGAAACTTTCTTTGTCTGCCGCGCCCTTAAAATGTTACCGCCGTTATTGGTCTGCTCTTACGCCGACACGGCCCACGGACACGCCGGATACGTCTACAGGGCCGGCAACTGGAATTATGCAGGGCTTACCGATCAAGACCGCAAAACTCCGCGATATGATTATGTCCCGATTAACGGGAAGCACTCGCGGGATGCGTTCAGATCGGGGGAATTTAAGCGAGTGCGGCGTAAGCCAAAACATCGCTATTGGTTGCCAACAGGCAACAAAAGAGAGAAACGAGCTTTAGAAAAGATTTGCGGCTGGCCCAGAATGGAATGGTGTTAAATAAAGGAGCATCATGTTAACAGAAAAACAACTACAGAATTATCTTTTTAAACGTGCTGATATACACGATATCTTTTGTCGTAAGATGGCTGTTGCAGCGCGTCGAGGTTTTCCTGATGTGATGTTAGCGAAGAATGGTAAAGTTGTTTTCGTGGAATTGAAATCACCGTCAACCGGTGGTGTGTTATCGAAGTTACAGAAGCGGGAGTTATCCCGTTTAAATAAGGCTGGCTTGAAAACTTATGTAACATCTTCCAAAGAAGGGGTTGATGATATTGTTGAACAACTTATTAACACCTGAACAACAAGAGGCGGTGGACCGCTTATATACGCACGATCAGACTATTCTGGTTGCTGATACAGGTGTAGGTAAAACCGTTATAGCACTGACGGCCATCAAAGAACTCATTGAAGATGGAGCGTTTAAACGTTTCATCGTTGCGGGGCCAGCCAAAGTGTTGGACAAGAATGTTTGGACTAATGAAGTCAAAAAATGGCCGCACCTGAAGGGGTTAGAGGTTGTTGAAGTCACAGGGACACCCAAAGCGAGAGCCAAGATGCTCGAAGGTCGAGCTTGTGATGTTATTGTAGTATCTCTTAATAACCTCCAATGGCTTTTAGGAACGGAACATGGGGCTGATGGTATATTGATTGATGAATTATCTAAGGCCGCAGGGAAACAAACCAGAGGTCTACGCAGTAAGAAAACGGGTGGGTGTTTCAAATGGCGTGTCGGCATGACGGCAACACCCGTTAGCCAAGACTTCCAAAAGTTGTTCGGTATGTGTCGGATCATCGATCACGGCAAGGCCCTTGGGCGGAACAAGGAAAACTATTTGAAACGCCACTTCATCCCCGATTATAATGGTTTCAACTGGACACTGAAAGATGGGGAAGATGAAACCATAATGGAAAAAGTAAAACCGTTGGTTCATATGATCGATAACGATAAGAGCAAGACCTTACCACCATTACACGAACACATCCAAAAGTTCGACATGCCAGATGACACCCGACAGATTTATAACGATATGCGTAATGATATGGTTATTGAAGAAGATGATCTCGATGTTGAAGCCGCCAACGCAGCGGTGCGTGACGGTAAGTTACGACAGATTGCTTCCGGTTTTATCTATGTCGATGCTACCGTTGCTACTTTAGATCACGCGCGTCTTAATGAAGCGGTGGATTGGTCCACGCGGTTGCAGGGTGAACCTGGACTTATCTTCTATGAGTTTGTTGAACAACGGCAACAACTTGAACGGAGATTCAAGAACACTAATATTGAACTGGCGCAAGTCCGATCAATGTCCCACGGTGTTGATGGTCTTCAGCATAAGTACGCTGATGTTCTTTTCTATCATCCGTTATGGTCCCGTGATAGTAAGGAACAGGCCATAGGCCGGGTGTGGCGTCAAGGTCAGACCAAACCCGTGAACGTTACAACATTATATTGCCGTAACACCTTAGATGATGTGGTGGTGGCCCGTGTTGAAGGTCGAGCCGAATGGATGGAACTGTTTAAACAACACATGAGGGGTGAATAAGATGAAAGAAGATACCGTTGAAAAAGTAATGCGGATTATCTCTGTCGATTACGACATTGACTTGAACGAGATCACACCGGACAGTCTACTTATGGATGGCCGAAGTCTGGCGGAACAAGAGCGAGACGGTCCTATACGCACGTTAGGTCTTGATAGCTTGGATTATCTTGAATTGATTATGCGATTGGAAACCGCGTTCGGTATTGAGATCGATCCCGAGAGTGAAGAATTGCAACGCATAACAACGCCGGCTAAAGCTGCCGAGGAAATTGACCGGCTTTTAGGGCGCGTTTAGAATACCGCGCCATTTTTCGTGAAGATCGGGATTGCGAAAAGACCAATCGTGATCGCCAATAGAGCCGAATTTGTCAGCCTCTTCGTATAACTCAATACCCGTCCAGTTTGGAAGTTTATCCTCTAAGCCGTGATACCCTATAACGGGTTCACGGCCTAGTTTTGGGGTGAAGGTTGCGCCCATATAACCGAGAACCCGGTCTTCTCTTGTCCGAACGGAAAAGATTTTTGCGTTTGTTTGTTTTACACAAGCTGTCGCATGGGCGACACTATCCGCGCCATTAAAGATTAAGACTTTATTAACGTGGTCGATTGGTACTTTAGTGAGGGCTTCCAACACAACCCGGCTACCAAGTGAGTGGCAGATGATGTTAATGTCGCCATTGAATGTCGTCAGGTATGAAGCGAAACGATCTGAAGCCTCAATCGCTTTAACCCACGCCCAATAGTATGTGTTCCAATGGCCGGCTTTCCAAGCGTTCCATATGGATGTTGTGGATTGCCAATGGAACGCTTTGAAGACGCCCGGTGAAAATTGCTGCCATACTTCGTACTGCCCCCAAGCATCCTCACCAGAGGCTACATCAAAATTATAACCGTGACAGCCGAAAGTATAGGTCACTAATCTTCTCGCTTACCGAATTTCAAACCGATGAGATCAAGAAGTTTTTTCCCGCCGCCTAAAACTTTCGAACTCATCCCTTTATCTGTGAGAACGGACCCTGTTCGACCCGCACCAATAAGAGCGAGTACAGCGAGACCTATTTGCACCCACGGCGGAAGAACCGGCGCAAGCATTGTGAAAATATCAGCGTTCATCGTCTTCCCTCTTTAGTTGCCAATGTGGAACGTCCTTAAAACTTCGCCAGCGCCCACCCCATTCAATCGGGATGTTTAAACCCGCTGCGACACCCTCAACAAAATTACCCCACTCTAACCATGCAACATCATCATTCCAATCTGGTCGCGGGTAAGGCCAAACGTCAATAGCGCGAGATGGTAGGTTATTATGTTTGCTTTCAGGCCATTGCAATTGTGATTTACCTTCACGAAATAGCCTATTCTGTTCCTCTGCGCCTCTTGCCCCTGACACAACAGAACAATCTCTGTGGATCAGAACTGTATTAAACAAGAGGACAAGCGACTTATCGCAAGTGTCTAAATGTCTTTGAGAGTTCTCAGACCAAGTATTTGTCAACCAATCCGTCTCCCCGGACACTTACGCATAGCGATTGAATACATTGCCCGAGCATGTTTGTCGGCAATAATCATACGCTCTTGTTGTTGCTTGAAGGATGCGCCGGGGTCAGAACGCGCCATTGTTTTGGCGATAGCATAATCAGCCTGAGCATCACGCAACCGGCGCTTCGCCCAAAGATAGTTATTCCAAACTCGCTCACAGGTGTTGTCTTGCGCGGCTTCTTGGATAGGCACGACTTGCGTGTAATGATACCCCGCACCTGTAGCGCCGAAACCCGCTATTGTCACCGCTGCAATGATAGCTTCAAGTTTCATTTGTTTAATCCGAGCGTTGTCAATATGCCGCCAATAATCACAATTACAAAAAAAGCCTTAACCTTGCCGCTTAGTTTTCGAGTGTTATATGTCCACATTTGATTGGCCTGAAATGACCTGACCTCATCGTGATTATTGATGTCGATGCCTAATACCATGAACGTATCTCTGACGGTCTCCCGTGCAACATCTTTTGCAAGTTTGTGAATGTCGCAGCCTTCACCTGAGTGGCGTCTTTCAGGCCCGCCATATTTGTGCGTCATGGCGTCAAAATCTCCGTCTTGCGTTCGCTGGTAATAATGGCTTCCGCGACAAGTATATCCATGAAGCCAATCGTTTTGGCGTCTTCGAGATCAATCTCGCCTTTTGCCGTCGAACGGTGTAAAGCTTGGCGCACAAGTCGGCGGTTCGGTTGTTGGCCCGCTCCATAAACATAGTCCGTTAAGGCGTCACGCTCGGCGTCAGTAAACCGGTCGTCGAAGTCAACGTATGGAATGATGGTTGGCATAACGGGCGGCGGCGGAGCGGGGTTGGCAACGAACGTGCGTTGCGCTTCCCACTGATCTTGACCGGCATTATAAGAAGCGGCACCAATAGAGTTCGTTGTGCCGTGGCCTTGGTCAACGTCACCCGGCTCGTTCGCGTTAGAGATAATGACCTCACGCAACCGCTCGGCCACTTCACCTTCGCTATTGTGCAGTACCGTCCCATCGGTCGGGCTGTTAGATACCGTGCCGTCTGACCACTTAAAGGCTTTACCGTTTCGGCTGACCCAAGCGTTTTGAATAAAGTTATGATCTTTGTCTTCGAGTATGAACATTATCTTGCCCTCGATTGTCCTGATGCGTATGTTGTGTTACTCAGCGGTAAACCAAAAACCACTTGAACGATTTTGTCGCCACTACTCCAGTTCAAAGCGGTTGCTGTAGATCGTATTTTTTGTCCAGTTGCTAAAAAATCAATGTCGGCTGATACAGCCGGAGGTGCCGTGTTTATATAAAGTCCGGCAGCATTAGAGAGTGCGTTGTATGTTTCGGAAGCGGAATCGTACACAATAAATCCGCCATTACTATTACGAACTACGGTCCAAAGGTATAACGGTGAGAGACCATTATATATAACCGGACCGTCTGTACTACCATTCGGTGTAGCTGACGATAACGAAATGCAACCACTATCCGGTGTCATAACAATATAGTCGTATGTCCCAGAGGCTTCCGCTGTATCAATATCAAATGAGTTTGCGCCGACATTTTCAATCGCGCTGTCTGCGACTTCTGCGGTATATGTTGTAATGTCGAATAGATCACCCGCGCTGAATTCAGGATGATACATCCAAATAGGACGAGAGCCAGCAGTATCGCGGTCAAATAAAAGTATGCAGCAATCTGTGTTGCCGAGGTTGTGTGTGACTGTTGTATTCGCGCCATTTGTATGAGATACGGAGCCGATAGCAACACCAGTAGCGTCTCCATTTAGAACAAACCCGGTCCATTCATTTGTACCGCTTAGTGTTCGTGCCGCTTGGTAATCAGCATTACTGCTGGCACCAGACCCACCCCAGAAATGCTCGTTGCTGCTGTCGTGGCTAAATCGCGCGAACCATGTTTCCGTGGCGTCACGGTTCTTTCCAATTTCAACCCAAGACGACCAACCAGATCGTGCAGTTGCAAGTGTCGCCAACAATGAACCCTCTTGCTCCAAGACTACATTGAATACGTCTGTATAGTCTGGAGTATCAGGCGGTGTTGCATCTGCAATTGTTTTTGAGTTGATCGCGTTGAAGTCGCTTGGAGCAGTTCCGCTAAAAGTTTTTTGGCCCGCATTGAGGACTACAGTTGAGTTTGTGTAAGGATGGAAAAATGGAAACCATGTTTGACCTGACAAGACCCCCGTGAAAGCAGCGTTCGTTGTCGTACCCGCTTCAATCTCACTCTGCGTTGCGCTATTCTGCCATGTGTCGTTTTTAGAAAACCAGATAGCATCATTGTCAAAATCTATTGCCATTCCGATAATATCGGTTGCCGCAAAGGTCGAGCCGTAGGCGCTTAAACTGGACGGGCTGCGCTTGTCGCCGCTGTTTGCATAGTAAGTGTAAGCATCGCCTCCGAGCCCCGTCCACCCACCTGTGTTCGTCCCATAAACTAAATCCTGCAATGCGGCCTCCGAAGCAATCCCAAAATGGTCAAAAGTGCTACCCGCCGTGAACTCTATGTAGTATTTGCCGCTTGAAACGCCTAACGTCCCCACTATTCCCGCGTCTGTAGACGAAGTGTAAGTCGCTTGTGTATTGCCTTCTGCGTATGCGTAGGTGCCGCCTTCTTTAAGTAAGTTATTCCATACACAATAATTGCCGCTTACTCCATCACTGCTGTTCGTCGGGCTGTCGGAAACAACGGCGCCTGCAGCAGGGCCGTTCGTCGTTGTAATCGACATTGAGTTGCCGCTGGTATCAGTTCCCGCCTGTATGTCAGTGCCGTCCTTGAAAAAGACGCCATGATTTCCAAACGTAAGGGCTTGTATTGTGGCGTCTGATTTAGGCCCGTAGTTTCCGTTTGTGTCTTGCTCGATAAAGTCCGTGATAGCCGTCGAGCCTGTGCCATCGATAAGAGCAAACTGTCCAAGGTATCCACTGAACGGGATTCCGCTAGTGTCGGCTCTAGTGCCTAAGTGGTGATTTTGTGTATCGTTAAAATCACAATCAGCACCAGTAATTGCGGGCGAGTTTTCCCAAGTAATTTCACGGATACTGGTTCCGTCTGCTATCCACGCGCGTAAACGCTCGGATGCGGTTCCATTGTCTACATCCCACTTTACATAAAACGCAGACCAGCCTGTAAAATCCCTAAAGTCGTCAAGCGAGTACCAA